CAAAACCTTGTAACATATCTCCATAATCAATTAAACCTTTCTCTTTTTTGTATCTGGTTAGTTCTCTATCAACAAGATAAAGTGTATCTCTTTCTATATCAAGATAATGTTGATGCTTATCATATAGATCCATTAAATCTACCATAGATGCTCTAGCCTTATCTATAACCTCTAAATATTCATTATCAGAATTAAACAAACCATTGCTATTATCAAAAATAACTTTTTTAATTGTAATTGGAAAACCACACTTTTTACCAAAATCTTTATAGTCCTCTTCTTGCATTACTTTATTTCTAGATAGTTGTAAAACTCTAAAAGCTAAAGAGTGCAAAGTACTAAAGTTGTATAAGTCTCTTTTAACATCAAGCTTAAATTTTTCCGCGGCGCGTGTTGCAGCCTCAGTAGCTGCCTTTTTAGTAAAAGAAAAATAACCTATCCTGGTTGGATCAACTCCCTTTTTTAATTCCTTATCTACTAAATTTAATAACTCAGTAGTTTTACCGGTACCTGGTGGCCCTAAGATAATGGTTTTCATTAAAAAGGAACCTCATCATAAGGAATAGTACTAGCTTCAATATCATGCTTTTTTATAGCTTTTATTTTTACAAGTCGAGGTGTTTCATCTTGAACTTGCATGCGAACTTCTTTTACATATAACTCGTGCTGTTGTAATAAGTTATATGTTTTAACTTTATCCATCTCCCAATTATTTCTTTTAGAGAAACTATAGAAATCTTCCATTTTAAAATAAGTAAAACCTTCATCGGTCCAAGCAGATTTATTCATTATATCTTCTTTTCTTCTTGCTTGAGATCTATGTACTGTAAATTGATAAAGTAAATGTTCCAATTGATTAACTGGATTTAAAGATTCTAATGGTTCTATTACTTGTTGTCCCGTTATTAAAGGTTTTAAATATATTTGTCTCCAATCTTTAGCTTTAGGTATAGGTACAACAACAGCACCTTTATCCATAGCTTCAATAGAAAACAAATTAGGGTTATGTAATTGTTCTTTATTAAGCTCAACTCTACTACCACCAATATCTAAAAAGTACTGTGTAGGATTAGAATTAATTTTTGTTAGCTGACCAAGTTCCGGCATTTGTTCTTCTTCAAAGCCAACCCCAAATCTTTTAGTTCTGCATTTCCCAGCATTACATACATCACAAATAGGTTGATCTTTACATCTATATTTATCATAACCACGTTTCCCGATTGATGCTAAGAGTGCCTTAACTTCCACAAAGCCTAATGGTGGTTCCATGTATTCATTATTAGATTTATATACCTCATCTTCCCAAGTATCTGGGTTAGCTTGTTTATGATATATAGCTACATTAAATAAACCATTATTACGTGAGCCGTCACCAAAACCTTCGTCAGCTAATTTATTTAAACAAGGTGGTCCATCTTTAAAAGCTTCTTTCTTAGCAGTCTTTTCTTTTATAACAATAGACTCCACCTGTTCTTTAGTTTGTGCTTTGTCTAAGTACATTTCAAAAAACTCTTCTAAAGTAGCAGCCGAACCATCCTCATTAAAAGCATATCTCATACCTTTAATATTCCCATGATAAGGTAAATTTAAAAAGTTTCCAGTGTCACCACGTTCTACTAATATCTCAGTTTGCTTTGGAAATATTTCAGAACCTTCAAATCCTAATGCCTGCGACATCATTTTTAATTTTGCTTGCATCAATGATGCCATAATAAATTCTGAGGTAAATAAAAATAAATGCGCTCCACCGGACTTAGATCTAAAAGTCATCAAAGGAAAGTTTAGTTTTTTAATATCTTTAATAATAGATTCATGTTTTAGTCCTATATATTCATCTACATCTATACAACCCCAACGACACATATTCTGCTCGTTAATAGGTATTACCCCCAAAGCAGGATCCTTACCATCTAGGTGATCTTGCCATAGCTTATCAGGTATAACTTCACGTTTAATAAAAGCTTTACCTATAGCTTTACCTTTTTCACTGGTTTCACCAGTTAAAATTAACTGACCATAAGCACTATTATTGCCTTCAAAAATCTTTCTAAAATTTTGCATACTCTATATGATACTCTTTCTGATATTGTTTTATTTTTTCTTTATTCTTCTCTCTATAAGCCTCTTGATAACCAGACTCTTTTAATAATCGTTTCTTGTATGCAATGCCCTCTGGGCTACCCATAAATTTTTTCTTATCATCCCTTAGATTTTTTATGGTATTACGCTGGCTTCTAATTACCTGCTGTCGATAGTATTGCTTGTGGTAACTTGTTCTATTTGTCGTCATGTGATATCCTCCCTATACGGTACCGAGCTGGGGGGAAGTAGCTCGGTACCAATCCATAATTAAAATGGTACTGCTTCGTCTCTCTCTTTCGAAGCCTTACCCTCTTCATTATGCTTTGCTTTAACGTCTCCTTTAGAAACACTTTCAGCAAAACTTTTAGCGGCCTGGTATATATTTGTATCGGATACCGGACCAACTTTGTCAATAGACCAACCAAACCAAGTTCCCTTGTCATTCGATTGTTGTACTGATTTAAGGTTATACACGTGACTGTAAGAAGGAGGTGTAAATAAACCACTCTTACCTGTCAGTGTAATACTATTCATCATTGAATTCCAATTACGACTAACTTTTAGTTGAGTCGACTTCATAGAAATCAAAGCTGTTTGCATATCTTCTGTTAATACAAAATAAGATGCGGTGTTTTCTAAATAGTTACCATTAGGTAATCTATCCTTCCAACTAGCATCTCTCTTTGCTTCACTTATGATACTGCTATCTTTTGAATGGATTGCGACAGGAGCACTTGAGCCCTCACCTCTATCCGTCCACTCAATATATTCCCGCTTGTAATAACATGGAATTATATTAAGACCTTTTTCACCATCATACACCTTCTTAGTCACGGTATTAAATATCATACCGGCTTCTGCACCTTCGACATATTGGGCGTCCCGTTTATTAACTTGCGGGGATAGTTGTGCTAATATTCTTAGGAAAGGTAGAGCCATATCATCTTGACTCATATTATCTAATCCTGTATTAGCGTCTTCTTCAAACATACCTGCTAGAGCTACGCTTGTGTTTTCTTTTTTCTTGATTGCTTTTTCTTGTGTCATGTTTTTATTCTCCTTGTTTTATGATTCATGATTTCCGGCTGATCTTAGTTTGATCTTTCACAAAAGTGTGAAAGAACTCCGAGGGCATATTGAGGCCGGCCTCAACACGCTCCCGGAATAGCGCTTTCAAAGTCATGGGTTCTACCTTTTGTTTTTGGGTAGGCTCATAGCCTTCATTAGCGGCAAGGATAAGCAATTGCTCAGCCTTGTTATCTTCGCCCTTCCCAAACTGTACAGCAACCTCATTTTTAATAAGGTCACCCAGTTGGTTTTCACGAAGCCAGTTATAAGCTGATTCGACTGAGTCTTTTTTTACAGTACAGCTGTAAGTTTTTTTAACCTCTACACCTGAACCGTCAGCTAATTTCAAAGATGCTAATCCTTGCTCTGCTAAGAGCTCGGGTATTATCTCTGAAGAAATTTTGTCTGCCTGTTGTTTTAAATCTTTAAGCTCTGTTTCTTTATCACTTATTTGGTTTTCTATTTTTTGTAGATCCAAACAGTGAGTAGCTAAAGTTTGTATGTCTGTCTTCTCAATCAACTCTTGTTGATCTTGTTCTAGTTCGTCTAATGTTACGTTTTGTATACTCATTATATTTCTGCTTTCTGATATAAGTCTATATTTAAGGGATAATATCTACGCTCTTGTCTATCCCATTTCAAGAGATTAAATTGTCCATTAGTATTGTCACTGACAATAGCTGTGGATAACCCAATAATAGAAGGATCACCTAAACACAGAATGTAATCATCTGGCTTAAAGTCCTGTAAATTTTTTTGCATCTTTCTAACAAAAGGTGCTGAGCTATAAATTATATTATCTTTATTTGGTAAACAGATAACTAAATAACCATAGTCAGAAGCACTCAAAATGTTAACATTTTGTGGTGGGTGCTGTAGTACGTATACAAAAGTTTCTTTAGTGTTTTCAACTTTAAACGCTAAAAAATCTGCTAAACTTCTTGGTTTGTATAATTCAAATATTTTATTCTTCATTCTAAAAACTTTCTATTTTTATTCTTGCTATTCTGTTATATATGATTATATAATAAATTGTCAAGTACAATAGAAAGAAAAATAGAAAGAAAGTTATG